AGACACTTTGAGCAATGGGACTAGGACTGTATATCAAATCACTTTTTGGTTGGTTTGCACGAGGATTTGGTGGACCTTGGGCTAGACCCACACGCATGTCAAAATCAACTGGTTGTGGTGCCCCATCAACAGTGGCAGTCTCTGGACTAGCTGACGGTTCTACTGTTTTAAAGTCAAAACCTGCTTCACGATAAACTTCTCGTGCTTCAGCGCCTGAGGGATTTTCATAAACAAGTGATTCATACTTGAAACTCATTGTTACTTCTGATAAACCACTGTCGCTGCTGTCAAAATTTCCCCAATCTATGCTGCTAATACGCGGACGCATGAGCTTGGTAACCACAGTTCCCTGAGCCCCTTTGCCATCACTGCCCCCAAATAAACTCCAGATTTCAATACTATCAAAAAAGTTCCTAGTGCCCACTTGTGCTTGCAAACCGTAACCATATTGGATCCTCTCAAAAGTATTTCCTGTGCTTACTTGTCGGCTACCAGGATTTAGTCCATCAGGGCTACGCGGTTGAGTCGTTTGACTGTCCCCAAAGTAAAATCTAAAATAGTTGATCCAGAGATTCAAAGCGCGATTGTCACTTGTATCGTGTAACGTCATGGAAATATCGCGATATGTAACTTTGGTATAATTTTGTCGGCGTAGATTATATTGATTGTTTTCTTGAGTTGCTAACTCAACTTTGGGTCTATCAACTTTTTTAACCAAAAAACTCACAGCACGTTGATCTTCAAAACCATTTAGTCTCAAGGGACTGGTAAACATGTTATCTACTTGCTGTAGAGTTTGGTTGCTAACATTGGGATCAATAATGAACCGTACATAATACATGAACTTGTAGCGCGGCAACGCATACATTTTGTCGTTGGTTGCACGAGCAAAAAAGTTATTTGTATATGGTATAAAAGCTAACTGAGTGTCTTGATTTATTGGCATGGCTGTAATATTTAGTGACAAAAAAAAGGGCTTGAAACCAAGCCCTTTTTGTTAAAACTTCCTGATTTAATTATGCACCAGCAAGGGCTTCAGTTACTGCGGAGGTTAGAACAGTGTCTTGTGTGGCATTGTCATAACGCAGGCTCAGTGTTATTTGCATGGGTTCACTGCTGCTGTAATCAAAAGTATCATAAGTGACGTTTTGCAAGTAACAACCTTCAAGATACCAAGCTTCCAACACACCAACGTTACCACCATCAAGTGTTTCAATCTTGGTTCTAAACTTGAACTGACTGGCAGTTGTAGCACTCGGGGGGGGGGGGGGGGTCTGTTGTCTTTGTAGTTGGGCGCTGACCAAACGGCTAACAGCACTGGTAATATCATCTTGTATGGTTATTTCCACGTTTTGCCAAGTGGGTTTTTGAGGCACATACATGATGTTGTTGTAGCTGTGAATAGCTGTTTCACCAAACTGCACTTGTGGTCGCCCTGCGCTTTTAACTTGACGAGTTAGGTCTAAAGTTGGTCCCAAACCAGCAAAACGATCCATTGTAACACGGAAACGATACTTTAGCTTGGGCATGAGCATGCCAATACCATTAGTGCCAGGCACTAGGGGTACACCAAATCTGCTCAATGTGGGGGTGAATACCATTGTGATTCCTCCGATAATGTAAGATTATTTAGCGAAAATATTTTTTTGACAGATTGGGTTGAATGTTGCAGTATAAATATTTAAAATAAACTGTTGTATGCGAGAGTGCTATGGATCTAAAAACTTTTTTGAACTTGAGTTCCAGTAAAAAATGGCTTGTCACAGTCAAAAAAAATCCCACGTGGAAACAGCAGCTATCAGCAATATATCCCAGCATAGTCAACTTGAAAGAACAGATTTACTTATATTTTAATGATTTAGATAAACCACCAATCTGTTCTAATCCTTCTTGCAGCAAAACAGTTTCATGGCACGCAAATCACTACAGCAATACATGCAGTCATCAATGCGCTAATCAACTGTTAAAGCATCTTGGAAAAGACCAAGAAATCAAAACAAAAATACGTAAGACAAATCAAGAAAAATATGGATGTGATAATCCACTGCAAAATGCTGCTGTTAAAAAACAACGACTGGAAACAATGCATTCAAAATACCAAGGTGGCGCTAGCCTTTGCGCTAGGCAAGCTGCTAGCAAACGAATGCAAACATTAAATCAAATTTTACCAGAAATTTTGCAGGAAAAATATGGAGTAGCAAATGTGCAACAAATACCTGAGGTGCGTCGGCGTAGTCGAGAAACTCTGTTAGCCAATCACAACGTTATAAATCCCAGTCAGATCCCTTATATCCAACAGCAACGCCAAGAAGACCTTTTAATAAACTGGCAATCTTTATGCAAAACCGTTGTTATAAATCAAATATTAGATGATGTTACAACTGATTTGCCTTTTGCTAATAAAAGAATATCGTTTATATGCTGCTCTTGTCATTTAAATCAAACTTTACCTAGCGAAACATTTAAATGGAGGATTAGAGAAGCAAATACTCCTTGCATATCATGCAGCGGAATCAAGTCAGGAAGCTTGGAAGAACGTGATGTTGCTGAGTTTATCGAACAGCAGGGGTTTCAAATAGAGAGGAATACTCGACACATTATTGCTCCCAAAGAACTAGATATTTGGATTCCACAAACAAATATAGCCATAGAGTATTGTGGTTTATATTGGCATAGTGAGTCACAAATAGCTGACAAAAATTATCATAAAAACAAATGGCAACTTTGCCAAGATAAAAATATAAGGTTGATACAGGTGTTTCAGGATGAATGGCTGCATAATGGTGATTTAGTTAAATCACGGTTATTGCACATACTGCAAAAGCAGCGGATAAAAATTCATGCCCGTAAAACAAAAGTAATAGAAATATCTACCAAACAAGCACGAGCCTTTGCCTTGCAACATCATATACAAGGTCCAGGAACCGGGAACATTTGTTTGGGATTGCAGCACAATGATGATCTAGTTGCCGTAATGGATTTTGGCAAGTTAAGCATCAGCAAAGGACAAAAGCATGTCTTTAACACATATGAACTCACTAGGTTTTCCTCTAGCTATCCTGTTCCTGGAGGCGCTAGCAAGCTTTTTTCCTATTTCATAAACAAGTATCAACCTCAAGCTGTCTATAGTTACAGTGATTTGAGATGGAACACTGGACAACTATATGAGACTTTGGGATTTCAGTTTGTCACTAACACTAATCCCAACTATTGGTATGTGCGAGGTGATAAAAGGCATCACAGATATAGTTTTAGAAAAGATCAGTTAGTTAAACTGGGGTATGATGCAACAAAAACTGAACGACAAATCATGGAAGAGTTGGGGTATGGAGTGATTTGGGATTGCGGTCATAGCAAATGGTTGTGGACAAAAAAGCCGGGCATTTAGCCCGGCTTTTTTATTTAAGCTCTTGCTCCATTAGGTAATGGATCGCCAGTATTCAAAATACGTATTGGTATGTATATGAACTCAATAGCTTTAGTGGGTTTTATTGCTATGTCAATCCAAAGTTGATTTCCATCAATTCTTGCAGCAGTGTTATTGCTCTCGTCGCACACTACTGCATAGTCATAAACTGCACGCAATCCAACCAAGTTACCAAAGAAGTTATTGAAAGTAACCAACACAGCATCGCGTGTTTGCTTGTCATTGGGTTCAAACAAATACACTTTGGCAATGTTATCAAGTTGATAACGCAGGTAACAAATCAAACGTGCAACATTGATTCTATCAAGAGCGCTTTGAACTGGACTTAGAGTTTTTTGTCCGTATATCACCAAGCCTCTGTTGGGAATGAATGCAATGGGATTAATGCGGTTTTGATACAACACATCACGTTGACCTTGGTTCAACTTCACGGGTTGATATTCGCCCTCGCTTGTCAAATAACCCACGCTGCTTACACCAGTTACCAATCCACGGTTAAATCCAGCAGGAGCAAACCAGGGATAAGCTACTTGATCGTTAAATGCTATGGTGCGTAGTGCCATCATGCTGGGTGGCACAAACACTGAGCTGCCATCAAGATTGGTACTAAGAGCCCAGGGATACCAAACAGCAGCATAAGCACTGTTGCTTGTTAGACCATCTGGTCCAGTTTCTGCAACATTGTTTGCATTTGTAGCCCAGTTAACTATAGCAGTTGCAGGGCTAGCTTGTAAACTACTGGGTGTATCACCAACTACAAAAGCAATTTCCTTTTTATCAACGTTCAAAGCAACCATTTCTTCAATGCACTCGGGATACCCAGGAGCAGCAATCAAGTTAAAGTATGTTTCTTCAGAACGTGCATCTTCATTGCTTACCAACGCAGCTTGCAAAGCTCTAACTACCATTTGGCGTTGTGCTTGTGTACCCCAATAGGGACTTCCGTCATTTTGGTTGCCACTTGCTGTAACCCATGTGCCAACGCCTGCGCTAAACCAGTCAGGTTCCCATTCTTTAACATTGTTGGTGCTGTAACGTGTGTTAAACAACAACATGCCAGTGGGATATAGTATGGGATCAGGTGCATCACTATCAACATAATCGCTAACCAACATATTGCTTTCACGTGTGCTGGGAGGAGTGGCTCCGTTGTTGCTACGAGCATCAAGGAACACAATACCAGCTGGTGATGTTTGGTCAGTGTTGTCTATTTGAACCCATTGACTGCCGCTAGCAACGTATCTTTTCAACACAGGGCCATCAGCTTGGCTGGTATCCAACCAAATGTCATAGTCTACCAATGCACTGCCTGTGCTTTGTTCTACGGGTGCAAGGCTGCTTATCAATACACCATTAGGATCAGTTCCAGGATACACATTACGGTAACCTTTCCACTGATTTCCAGCATTTACCATGATATCAACTTGGAGATCAGTATTAAACCAAAGTGTGCCTTGTGCAGGTTCTCCTTGAGGTGCAGTTGCGCTGGGTGTATAACTCAAAGGCACCCAAGCTGTGCCGTCCCAACGCAACAACTGCATGTTAATTTGAGTAGGTGTGCTGTTGTCGCTATTGTAATAAGCAAAAATAGTTCCAGTTGCTTTACCTGCACCAAATGCAGCATCTGCAACTGCTGTACTGTCATACCAAGGTATAGTTCCAGTGTTGGGATTGGTGTTTTGCTTGACCCAAGTTCCATTTATATAACGACGCACTGTTGTATTTACACCGCGGTTTTGACTTGTTGTATTGATCCACACACTGTTTGCTGCTAGCACTGGATTTGTACTGGGCACAGCTAGTGCAGGATAGTAGTCATTGTAAAATGCCTGGGCACCATAAGTATAACCCACATCAATACCAGCGTCGGAGGAAAGTGGATTGCCAAAAACTTCTTGAAGTGTGATATATGTTCCTGCTCGGCTAATAGTTAGAACATTGCCTGTGCCGGAAGCCACAGTAGCACCAACAGCAGTGTTGATTTCTGCAACTACGTTTGCCAAAGTATTGTTAGGACTTGCAGGTACAACAACAGTTTTGGCCCCGCCTCCAATATCAATAGTAAATTGATCATTACCAGCGAAAGCGGGATTGGTTATTCCACCGGTAACACTGCCAAAAAATGTTTGCTTGGTGCTGATACCCACGTTGCTCCAAAGTGGTTGGGTATTTGAAGTATCATGCACGTAAATGTCCGTGCCATCATAGTTTGTAATACGTAGATAAGAACTCAAACCACTTGTATATATGTCAGCATTGGCATTCAAGCCTGCAGTTGCAAACTGACCGTTTATATTTGCTGCTAAAGTAGTCAATGTACCCGGA